ATAATGTCAACAAATACTGATACTGTTTTTTATAACGATTCTGGTTCTACCAGTGTAGCTATCTCCGGTCAACTTACTAGTGCAAATTATCCAAGTGGTTATACTGTACATAATATAACACAGGTTGCTATAGGAAATACAGTAACTAGTATTGGAAATAATACGTTTAAGGACGCAACATCATTGACTACAGTCACATTTGAAGATGGGTCCACATTAACCACTATTGGAAATTATGCTTTCCAACAATCAGGATTAACCGCTATTGAAATCCCTAAATCAGTAACCAGTATTGGTTCTTCTGCGTTCTCGGAATCAATATTGACCTCTATTAAAATCCCTAATTCAGTTAACAGTATTGGAGATTATGCGTTCTATATGGCAACATTCTTAACTGAAGTCACATTTGAAGCTGATTCTTCAGTAACCAGTATTGGTCAAGGTGCGTTCGGTAATGCATCAGGATTAACCGCTATTGAAATCCCTAAATCAGTAACCAGTATTGGAAATAGTGGGTTCTATAATACAACATCATTGACTACAGTCACATTTGAAGCTGATTCTTTATTAATCAGTATTGGAAATTATACTTTCCAAACATCAGGATTAACCGCTATTGAAATCCCTAAATCAGTAACCAGTATTGGAAATTATGCGTTCTACCAAACATCATATTTATCATCAGTCACCTTTCAAGCTGATTCCACATTAACCACTATTGGATTAGTAGGTGCGTTCCGAGAATCAGGATTAACCTCTATTACCATCCCTAAATCAGTAACCAGTATTGGAGATATTACGTTCCAATCCGCAACAAATTTATCATCAGTCACCTTTCAAGCTGATTCCACATTAACCACTATTGGAAATGGTGCGTTCTATAGCTCAGGATTAACCTCTATTGAAATCCCTAAATCAGTAACCAGTATTGGAAATTATGCGTTCCAACAAACAAATTTATCATCAGTCACCTTTCAAGCTGATTCCACATTAACCACTATTGGAGACACTGCGTTCCTAAAATCAGGATTCACCTCTATTGTCATACCTAGTAGTGTAACTTCTATTGGTAATAATGCTTTTCAAGAAAGTGGTATAGAAAATAATACTATATACATAGAACAGCCTAGCTCTTTAGATGTGATTTATAATACCCCTACTACTTTTTTTGGAGCAAACAATGTAACAATTGTTCATGCATTGGATACTGATACTGTTTTTTATAACAGTTCTGGTTCTACCAGTGTAGATATCTCCGGTCAACTTACTAGTGCAAATTTTCCAAGTGGTTATACTGTAAGTAATATAACAAGGGTTGATATAGGAACTACAGTAACCAGTATTGGAAATAATGCGTTTAAGGACGCAACATCATTGACTTCAGTCACATTTAAATCAGATTCTTCAGTAACCAGTATTGGTCAAAGTGCGTTCAATAACTCAGGTTTAACCTCTATTGAAATCCCTAAATCAGTAACCGGTGTTGGAACTCAGGTGTTCTCTGATACATCAGCATTGCATACAGTCACATTTGAAGCTGATTCTTCATTAACCAATATTGGAAATAATATGTTTAACAAATCTAGATTATTAACCTCTATTATCATCCCTAAATCAGTAACCAGTATTGGAGTGAATGCGTTCTCTAGTACATCAGCAATGACTACAGTCACATTTGAAGCTGATTCTTCAGTAACCAGTATTGGTCAAGGTGCGTTCTATAACTCAGGTTTAACCTCTATTGAAATCCCTAAATCAGTAACCACTATTGTAAAGAATGCGTTCAGAACGAATAAATTGACTTCAGTCACATTTGAAGCTGATTCTTCATTAATCAGTATTGGAAATGAGGCGTTCCGAAGTTCATCTTTGACGACCATTGCTATTCCTAATACAGTCACTAGTATTGGATATAGATCGTTTCATGATTCAAGTTTGACTACAGTCACATTTGAAGCTGATTCTTCATTAATCAGTATTGAAAATGAGGCGTTCCGAGAATCAGGATTAGCCTCTATTGAAATCCCTAATTCAGTCACTAGTATTGGATCTAATGCGTTTTATAAATCAAGTTTGAATACAGTTAGTCTAACCCAAAATTTAACAATATCTGACGTAACATACGAAATTGGAACAACAGTTAATTTTTTTGGAAAAGACAATGTAACATTTGTTCGTGCAATTGGGTGGTACTTGTTTGGTAGTTCAGGACAAACATGGAGTAGTTCAAGAATAGCGTGGGGTTTAAATGACTATAATATATATCAATATATATACAATTTAAATGGTTCACCTATTCCAGATGGAACCACATTGACTAGTAATAATTGGACGGCAATAGATATTATTGGTAATGACCCAGTATTACCCGAATACTCTGCGTATTGGGTAAAAGTTATACCAGAACTAGAACCTGTTACTTTTGAATTGTATGTTTCTGATACAACTAATGCAGCTACTAGTGGTCCATTGTTTTTGGAATTATATTCATCGGATAAGAGTAACCAATTGAATATATATAATAATTCTAATATAAATGGAAAGACACTTTCATTAAATGATGGGGGTTCATATGCCATAAATTCTTCTAGTACAGACGTAATTTGGATAGATGGTAATGTGACCAACTTTTTAGTAAAACTATTTATAGATACACCTGACGGGACTTCTATTGATAATGTACAAATAAAGTATAAAGATTATGAACCAAGTTTTGCCCTGGTAGATAATTCTTATACTGGGGACAATCCTTATTATGTCGCGACAGATAATACAATTGGTGCTTTGGATGGAGGTACGACCGATAGTGATCAAACTATTTACCCAAGAATTAGATGGTATAATATAACATTTGGTTCAAATACTACAATTTTACAACAGCCTGTAAGATATTTAGATCCTTTTATGTTATCACCCACTAGGTTCGATGTATTTGGTTATAGATTATCTGTATCAAATGACGAAATCACTGGATCTACCGTATTAAAAGTGTCAAATAACCCAGACAAACATACTCCTATAATGTTTGTCAAGTCAGATAGTACAAATTCTGACCCTATAAAATATAATGAAGAGGTCAATATTTTTACTATAGATGGAACACAAATGGGATACTATTATGAGGATGGCGGGGAAACTGACAACAAATTATTATTTGATAAAGTTGAAAATATTGACTTGACTGTTAATGCTAATGGATATTATAATCATATATCCTTTTATATTAAATCTGAATTAAACGGAGAAGGAGAAGAAACAGATCCTCTGATTGATGAAGGAACTACTGTTATGTATGGAGACACTATTGGTATAGCAGGTGACAATATATGGAATAAGGATAATGATGGTTGGTGGGGGAGTCGTAACATGATTGTGGGAATGGCAGCTAATTCTATTTCCAATGATGATAATATAACTGTAAATTTTATACCTGGAAATAGGAGATTTAATGGAGGTGAGGGCAATCCAGAAACATTTGATATAAATAAATTTGTTGTATAACCAGAGCCCCAAGTTGAGCCAGACCAAATCACAACCAACATAACCCAAACAATTCAACAACAACCAGGGTATTATATGAATATTGAAGCAGTCGCTTCAGGTGGTAATTCTGTAAGTGGGGTTCCCAGGGCAATTCTTTTGGAAATGTGGTGAATGTGGTGGTGCGACTCTAAAATATAGTGGAATTCAATTAATCTAAATAAATGTAAAATATCTAATAATATTTTTTGAATATTATTAAATGTGTATTAAATGTGTATTATATTACGCATGTAATTCTTAGTATTGGTATAACGCGGTTGCAGTTAGTGTAAATGACCAGTCGTTTCCATTTAGATTTACGGTGTAACCTTTATCATTAACTAATCTTACTCGCATTCTTTCAATATCTACTGGTCCGAAATATACTCGTGTTGCCTCATCTAAATTAAAATCATCAATGAGTTGTTTTCCATAAGCTAATGTATTGGCTAATCGCAGTGGTATTAATGCCAGCACATCTGTCGTTGTAGGTGTTCTAGCGAAATGATTTGTTGTTTGTGTTCTAGCCAAGGTAGTTTCGTTTAATGTATATAATTGGGCTTGTGTTAATCTTCTAGGAGCATTTTGAGTGTATGTTGTCGTTTTTGTGGAAGAAAATGGAGGAGTTGTTCTAGGTTCCACTATATTTAAATCAGTATTCCAATATGACGGAATTTCGGCATTTTTTTTGGTTGGTGTAATTCCTATCAGACCCTTATTCAAATGGTTTTGATTATAATCATCTAATACCAGTAAAAAATATTTAGATCCGAACGTATCTATAAATGCTTCGGATTGAATAGATGTACCGACTGATCCACTTAAATCATATATTAATTGTCCATATAATGAATCGTCTGATGATATAGTAGTATTTCCGCGAAATCCTAATATCCATCCCAAGTTATTATTGAATTTTGGCTGACTTCGAACACCTAGACCAGTTGGGGGGACTAATTGACCAGATGGGTCATAAAAGGTAATGTTATAATTTGTTGCACCTGTAAGCTCCATAGTAGTTTTACCAGTCAGTTCAGTATAATTAAAGCTAATATCGTATGTGTGTGATGTCATTTCAGTATTAATTGCGGCTATAAGAGATTCATTGGTATAATTTCCAGAAGGGATAGTTACTATAGTACCGTCTATCCAAAAGCAGTTATTTCCTTGATATTCCGCATCAATTAAATACCAAGTAAATGGTATTTGAAAAGATGTCATTTCAAGACTAATTGTATTATGTAAAATATCGGTCAAGTCGAGAGTATAATTAGTTGGAGATGATGGTCCGTCAGGGTCTGGATTATAGGGAAAAATATTTTCTCGATATTGACTATCAATATTAATCAGTCTAGTAGTAGTATTTTTCAAATTGGGGTTTATTGTGCCTTGAGAAACGGGGACATCAAATGTATTACTAACTCCTAATTTGTTTTTATTCATTATAAATTTACCATCTTGTTCAAATACGTTGACTTGTTGTGTTCTATCAGAAACTTTGTTTGCTTGAGTTTCGTCGGTATTTTTTTGCGATTTGTATTGATTACTCCATAAATTGCCTAATTGTGCTGAATCATTGTATTGAATATTTGTTTCATCATTATCAGATTCGTAATCTAAATCTTCTACCAGTTTATTTTGAAGTTGTTGAAAAAAATTGGCTAAATCATAATTATCTTCACTGGTATATAGATTGATAATGGGGTTAGATGCATTTAAAATATCATTATATGTTACATCATCTGCATCAGAAAAATTTAATAATGCTAATAAATCGTCTTGTGTATAATTTTCTACATTTAAATCCATGTTTGTATCCATTAAATATATATAATTCATAGTTTTAAATAATAATAATAGCTATTTTGTTTATTTTATTTTATTGTTTATCAAATACGTATTTGTTGAACATATCGTCCATACATTTTATAAAATTGAACTCGTGTTTATTGTTAATTATCCAGTCAGCTAGATTAGTGATTCCGTGTGCTCTTTTACAATGTCGTCCTCCTTTGAATAATAGTTGTTCAAGAACATAAATGACTCTTTTAAAATATTCATCACTAATGGAACTAGTATCTAATCTATAATGGCCTTTGTAAATGTATCTATTATAATCCATATCATTATAGATACGATAATTCTTATCAAGTATTGTTCTGTTATTGATGAGTCCAATTCCTTCTATTTTATTTGTTTCGTTGTTCATTTCAATTACATATACAGGGGTTTCTAGAGGAATATTTGATTTGAGTCTAATAGGTGTTCCATATATACAACCTATTACATTTGCGTTTTTCATATAATTTTTGTTTTGTTGAAAGGTCTCATTATTAAATCGTGTAGTTGTTATTGATTTACTTTTCATAGTTTGAATAAATAAATGGAGGAATATATTAATCAATTTTTTTGAGAAATATGTCAGATATGGCGGAAATATAAAATAGGGACAATAGATATAAAATATACAGCCACTACATACATTGTACCAAAGTGTCGTGTATCATTGTTTAACGGGTAATCAAAATACATTAAGTACGGATCTATAATATTAATGAATTTCTTTTTATTCAATTTATATTCTAAATGTGTGACAAAACATCCGTGTAGATAAATAAATAAACCAATAAATATAAATTGAATAAACAAAACTATATATATCAATGGTAATGGGGCATATAAATAAATAAAAAAGGTTGCTAATGGAAATGTAAAATGGTGTGATTTTATCATAAATGCCAACATTTCGGGTGTAAAATTGGTTTTCTTTAATCTTTCGTATAGATAATTGACGAGTTGTTTCCTAATATTTTTTCTATAAGTTATATCAAAATACTTTATCATTAATGTATTTTGGTAATATATTAATTCGGTTATAACGAAATGTTTGTGATAGTGCCTTTTTTTTAGTGACTTTTTTTCAGTGACTTTTTTTCAGTGACTTTTTTTTCAGTAATATTTATCCTATTAAAATTGATTTTACTATTGGTATGTCCGCCTTGAATGTTACACCACACCACTTAGAATCTGTAAACAATATTTCTAGATCTAGAAGTTTATTGTTTAATAGTCTATTTATAAAGTCTGGCAACATGGCTTCGCAAGACAAATCCTTTCCAGCATCTTCTTTAAATTTATTCATCATTATAGCCATCTTTTCAAGTATTTCTGGTTGTAATAATAATAAATTTACACTTACATATTGATTATTTAATTCAGCCTCATTGTAATATGCCTTTTCTATATTTAATTTCTCGCATATTTTATTTATGCGTCTTGAACTATCAAACGAAATAAATCCTCTATTTGCTTTATGTCCGTTCATAAATGTATTGCCTAATTTGTATCCTATAATATAATTCTTTGAAACATCACATTCTGTGCTTATTAACTCGAATGTATGCTCTCCATATAAGTCGTCACTATTTAATAATATAAATGTACTATCTATATGTTGATGAGCAGATGCTAATGCATCAGCTGTACCCCATGGTTTCTCACGAAATGTCGGAGAATTCTGAATATTATGTGATATTTCTGCTACTATTTTGTATTTTTCACACACTCTTGATACTTCTTTCAAAATCTTATCACACGTTTTTACATTACATATTAAATGTATTTTTTTAGGAGATATATATTTTTTTAAATGAAGTATATTCATTTCGAATATGGTTTCATTTTTTGGACCTACATTACATAATATCTTTGGTTCTCCTCCAAATCTTGACGATAATCCTGCTGCCATAAATAGTAAATTTAATTCAATCATTTTATATATATGTTATTTTGTATTTATACTCATAATAATTAAATACACAAATGAGAAATAAAAATACTAAATACTAAAATGCTTGTATTTTATTCTATAATATCTCTCTATAAATTCCTTCTCGTCATTATCTATACCTATTAAATCATATATATTTACATTTTTTTTCCTTTTCATTTCTAGTGCTTCAGGTATTTTTGAAAAGTCAGGAATGAATTCAAATACGTACTTTTCCAAGTATCTCATTCTATATCTAGTTGTCTCAAATAGAAATAAAATAAGTTCGGTAGAGAGAAATGATTTAATTAATTCTAATTCAATTATAGATTTATTTATTATTATATAATTATCTCTCGATGATATTCCATACGATCCATTCTTATCTATATAAGGAAATCCATACATCTTATGGGCCATGATTATCTTTGGAACGTCTTGAAACACCAATGGTTTATTACTGTATTTTAATTGTAATACTGGTTCCTTATTCATATTTAATATTGTTGTATTTACGTTTTTAAAGGGATGAGTGAGAGAAAATACATCCCTTAATTCGACCCCCTTTTTGGGCATATTTGTTTTGACTACATTTAAATTTCCATATTTATATGTAAGTTTTAAAAATTTATTAACTATAGAAGCAAAGCAAAGGGGTATAGGTATGGATTTCCTTAAACTAAAATACTCATAATCGTTTTTTAATGTATCAAATAATTCTATTTTTCCATTGTTTTCTCTCTTTGTCAATAAAAAATAGCATATGGGAGTTTGGACATGAAAGTTGAATAGTTTATTTGTTTCACTTGCATTGAGTGTGTGTAATTTACTTATATCATATTGTAAAAGTAGGTCATACATTCCAGCTTTGTCTGGTTTCATCCAGATAGAAGGTATTAATACATTCATAATGCCACCATCTTTTAAGAGAGAAATGTTCTTTTTAATAAATCCGCACCAAATTGTTTTACCATCATCCTTTTTGTTTACATTACTCTTTGTAGGCACTTTCTTAACACCGCCACAGTTATAAGGTGGATTACCTATTATAACATCAAATTTCATATCTGTTTCCCATTCTAAATAATTATGTTTAATTATATTTGATTTTTCACCGAATTTCTCTCTAAGATGAGGTATATTATCTTCATTTACTTCTATCATATAAATCATGTTTTCTATAATATGATTCTTTCTAATACACTCATCAGGAATTTCTTTGTCGAGAGATTTAAATAAAATAAAAAATAAACAAATGCTATAATTTCCATGTCCTGTTCCTGGATCCAACCATTTCAAATCCCTATTTTTAAAATAATGTTCTGGGATTATATTAAGCATTTGGTTAATAAAGTAAAAGGGAGTATTTACCTCTCCATATAGGTCTTTTAATTTGGTATGATAATCCAAATATTGTTCAAATTCTTTTTCTAAATCTGTGTTTAAATTAATATTTAACAATAACATTAATTTAAATTCATATTTTTCTTTTTGTGTTTTTACGGGTATTTCGCATATGTTTCTTGATTTTATCTTTATTCTTTTTAGTAGTAGAATGTCGTTTCATTTTGTTAGTTATGTTTTTCTCTTCTTTAATAATTAAATCCACGATATTCCGATAGAAACTACGGAAGTTTTTTTTCTCCTTCTTTAATTCATCATAAGAAAACCATCTTATTTTTTCCTTTTCTAATAGACCATTATCCTTTTTATGTTTAATATGAGGTAAATAACGAGAAAAAAACTCGTAATTATTTTTGTAATATGTTGGTAGGTTTTCATCAAAATCCATTTTAAATACATAAGTAGTATACTCCTTAAATTTGATATTGGCTATTTTGTTTTTCTTAACTCGTTTTCTTAATTGTTCGGCAGAACCTAAAAATCCGTTTATTTCTTCTGAACCTTCTCTAAGCGCTGTATCAAGATGAGTTTCACCTGTCTCATGACCGCCACCAAAATCAGCCCATCCAGGTGTATCATCTAGTTCATTTTCCTTACCAAATAAAAAATACACTTTGTCGTTTTTTATTGCTACGGGTAATATGCCTCCTCCCATTATAATAAGTGTATATTTTATATTTTTGTAATTTTAATTTTGTAATTTTGTAATTTTGTAATTTTGTAATTTTGTAATTTTGTAATTTTGTAATTTTGTAATTTTGTAATTTTGTAATTTTGTAATTTTGTAATTTTGTTTCTATGCATTTCCACAAATGTTCTCGGTGACCCATTTTTTTAGATAATTATCCTTATCCGAAATTAGAATGGCATGACTATCAGGAGCCCCTCCTAATTCTAAATCATCAAAACCATCGCTACTTACACTCATTTGTTCATCATAGTTTGGATTGCTTGGATTGCTTGAATTGCTTGAATTGCTTGAATGAATCTTTGCATATGGAGTATAATGAAGAGGAATATCCAATTCACTCATAGACATACGAGTAAAATCTCCAGACTCGATGTCAATAGAGTAGTCACGAACCAAACTATGGTTATGGCTATGTTTCATAAACATTTTGTTATATACAGCATTCAATTTTTCTGTGATACTACTAATACGATTAACATAATCATTCAAATCAAACTGACTATCTCTCTTATATTGTCTAGATACGGAAGACTTGTTGGGAAGAATGATCCAATACCAAGGATCATCATATACCAATTTAGCTTCAATATATGGGTCTTCAATCCTCTCTCTCAACTCAATAGCAGAAGAGTTATTAGACCAATATGAAAAGTGGATAAACGCCATCTTGTAGGTGCTTCCATCATTACCAGTCCGATATACTATGTCCATATATTGAACCTTACCTAGTTGTAAATTTTCGAATGTACTAACAATCTTACTATTGGAAATATTAGTAAAGATGCGTGGGATATAGATGGAGAATTGAGCGGAAGACATTTTAAATAAATGTTATTATGAGTTTCTATGTCATTCATTTATTTAAGTATTTAAACTTCAATTTTTTTTTAATTGAAAAAAAAATTGAAGTTTTTTATGTGAAATTTCCTCTGGTATAAACTAGCTGATAGTATTCTAATGGAATATCAACATATCGTTCCATATAATTTCAAGAAACGAACATGTAAGGGACGGGATCCTCGTGACGGCGTATTTCTGTGTTATAGACATGTAAGTACTAAATCGATATGGAACATTACATTAAACCCCGACCCGTTTAATATTAATGAAAACTTTAAGATCGATGATAATGATAAAAATGATTTATCTATAAATATCATTCGTCGGGTTCAATGTCGAGATAAATTTATACAAATGATTATATGTAAGATTGTAAACGAACACGTCCCCTATATGGACGTGACCTGGATGTATCAATACATAAAATCATTTATTCGATGGGAATGTTCCGAAAATATATTCACAAATATTAAATGTACACTTCGTAATACGTTCGATGATATGATGTACACAACGTAACACGCTCGATGATATGGATTTTAAATTCACTAATCGAAAAGTTGATAAAAATAGTAATAAGGAAAAGGAAAAGGAAAAGAAATAATTTATGACTTTTCAAAAAAGGAAGCAGAAGAATTCATTGATCTAGTATTGATTCTTTTTTTATTAGCAATGGAACAAATATTACTAGAAACTTCTTTTGAAATTTCTTGCATCATTATTCCTCTTGTTTGAGCACGAATCGTACGTTGAATATTTTGTTGTTCAATCTTTTTTTTTTGACATCTTTGTTCATAACGAATATCACGATTTGTTTGTAGAATAATTCCAGACGGCATCTTATAATTAATATTAACATATTTGCTTTAAATAGATTTCATAAATATTTTTATTATTCCAATACTAAAAAGCTAATACACATTCAACTCCCATATACACATTCAAACATTAAAGCACAAGACCAATCCATATTATTTAAATTCAATATTCTACCATACTCATCATATAATGTAATTTTCAATTTTTCAATATTGACTGGACCAAAATAATTACGACTTCTGTTAATTTGCGTAGAAAATCCATCATCTTCTCCTGTTTGATATGATCCACGTGATTGTTGAATAGCACCTAAATTAATTCGAGCTATTATATTTCTATTATTTATAGAATCACTATATGCTGAGATATAATAATTATTTACATTATTATTGTAATCATCTATGGCAACAAATATATATGATGGTCCTTTTATATAACATATTCCTTCTGAAATAACAGCCGGTGAAGTGGTTATTGGTCCTGTTGGTGAATCACTTACATAAATATTTACTCTATATCCCAACATCCATCCTAAAAAGAAAGATATATTTTCATTTACTGCAGGACTACCATCAGAATTTACTGCCCATACCAACTGATAAGATGTAGTCGGTACGATACTATTAGAAGCATCTATAGCAAATATACTTCTACCACTTGTATGATCAACTGTATAAATTAAATTAAAATTAGGATCAAGAGACATTGGAGTTCCACTATTCATATAATTATCTGGATTTTGAAGAGCTGCGTTCATCACAGATTCAATTGAAGACATTCCTGAACTATTATTTATGTTTGTAACGTAATTGCCATCTGGGATGGTTACTGCCATTGAATTTATATATGAATTACCACTCATATCCCAGTTCAATAAAAAAATATTATTACCATTTGATTTACTAATGGTATAATATGTTAATGGTAATTCTATAGAAGCAAGTCTCATATTTATTACATTCTCAAAGCGATATGGTAAGTCTATTTTCTGATCACTTGAACTTGTATTATAATAATTAGGTCTAAATCTAGAATCTATATTTAAAGCCTTCTTTATTGTTGTATATTTTATTGGATTTATAATTCCTGGAGGAGCACCACCAGTGTCCGAAACATTTAATCCGTCATTTGCATTTAATTTGTATGCATCTGTTATTCTTTCTTCATTTTCAATAATAAAATGACCACCAACTTCGTTTACATAATTTTTCATTTTTCCAAATGTTGTGTTTTCTGTATTGTCTATTCCTGACTTATGAATACCGGTTGATACTTTATTTATTAACCTAGATGATGCATGATCTAAAAATTGACTTATATTTTGTTTTGATGATATAGTTATAGATGAATCACCATTCATTTTCTGTAGCATATTTTTTTTCTGAAATAGAATCTCATCCGATTGGTATGGATACGATAGTGACAATATATCTTCCAATTCTTTATCAGAATATTCAGCATGATTTAAATTTAACAAGTCCATATATAATGTAATAAGCTTTTTTTATATTATAATAAAAATTTAATACATTCGGCAAGATTTATTAAACATTTTGTTTCAAATATATCTATAACTATCTCTGTTATAATTCTGTATACCTTTACAATTCTCATTACTATTATCATTTATTCACTCTAATAATTAAATAAACATTTTCTCTAAAGTGATATTATTGTTACTCTTATATTATTTTACTAAACAAATTTTCTCGAGTGATAATGTACTACAAATACTTCCATTTACACCGTCATTCCGAATAATACTATTCCATTTGTTATTAAAATAATTAATTATCTTCGATTATCTTCGATTATCTTCGGCCACCTCATCCACACGGACCATTTTTTGAATGAAACATTCCACTTAAATTACCCATAACACTCATTCTAGTATGTAGATTATTAGACATTTGAGATTTGATTGGATTTTGAGTTTGAGTTTGAGCTCTTAAAACTGGTCTCCTTACACTTTGTCTGGTTGACCTTTTTGGAAAAAACATACCAATTTGTTGTGGCATTATATAATAACACAACAAATTAAGAATTTAAGTAAAACATAAACATGAACCTGGTCTGTTATGAGAACCTACAATACCAATTGATCTCGTTTTATTTCCGGTTAATGCATTTATGTTTGTATTTGATGATTGTGTTCTTAAAGGACCCTTTCCTTTTAATCTGGCTAAATATCTAGCATAACTTCCATGTTTTACATCAACACCTATTCCACCCGCCCGTTGAGAACCTGGACGTTCACGAGTAATAGATCTTTTGGTAGAATTTCCATGAGAGGGAACTACTGATATATTTGAAACCTGTGAATTTGCAGGAAGATTACGATCACTCATTTGATTCCAGTTTACCTTAGGACTTGGAGTTGAATTTGTATTTGTATTTTGAAATACAGTCAAACTTCCTAGATTCATAGTATATTCTGACGCAGGAACACGAACTGTATTCCATATTCTTTTTTGGGTAATGTTAGTTAGATCAGGAGGAGAACACGTAGATGGTCCACAAATTAAACTACCAGAAGCATCATATGTACACTCATATTGACATCCACAACTTCTACACGGTGATACTCCAAATATAATTCCAGTATTACAATGACAAGTATTAGAATCAGACATTAATATATATTATATTTATAATAAAATTGATATGAAACATTTATTGTTTTAATAAACAAAACTCGATAAATGTCTTTAAAACAAATTGTAAATTGTCCCGCATGCTTTAAGACCTATAAAAAAAAGGGATGCTACGAGAAACATATTTTATATTGTGATAGAGAATTAAAAACCACTAATATACCATCTAATACTCAACTATTAGAGATGATTACAAATCTAACTGAAAAATATAATACAGTTCAACAAGAACTACAAAATATTAAAAGTCAAATTTATACAAAGAATAAAAAGATTGATGTATTAAAATGGTTAAATCAATCACAAGACAAAGAAGATGATGAAGAAATCCAAGTATCTTTCATAGAGGCACTGCAAAATATAGATATTTCTATGGATGATTTGAATTTATTGTTCGAAAATAACTTTGTGACGGGTGTATTTGAAATTATTAATAGGTATTTAAATAGTCATTATGAAATCAATAAGCTTGTTAAATGCTTTAATCAAAAAAAGAATGTGTTATATATCTACGAGTCACATAATTGGATTCCTCTAGAAAATGCGGATTTTATTAACATTATGAAAATTATTAATGTAAGGATATTTGAACAGTTTAAGAAATATCGTGATATGAATAATGATAAGATTGATTCAGATTCATTTCAAATCCAATATAATGCCAATTTAAAAAAAATACTCTGTGTAAATATGCCATTTGATATGAAATGTACACGAATCCAGAACAAGATTTATACAGAATATAAGGAATGTATTAAGTCAATTACAGAAATAGAATTAATATGATTTACTTAATGCTGGGAAAAGATGAAAAATAATCTGCAAAAAATACCATGCAAAATAAAATTGAAGTACTTTTTTATAAACTTGTGTAGACTATCAAAGTAATAAGATCTAGCAAACAGTTCAAATAACTCAAGATGACTTCCACATACTCAGTTTTCATTCCTCGCGTGTTTTCCAACATTCGCGCCAGTCGTATTTCTGATACATTCCATAACCTCGACATTGGAGATGTTGAGAAGGTTGATCTTGTTGCCAAGACCGGCAAGAATGGTGACAGCTACAATATGGCTTTCGTTCATTTTAAGAGATTATATGACACTGAGGCAGCATCTGACTTCCGCAAAGAACTTGAAGAACCTGAGATCAAGACGAAGGTGGTCTACGAGGACCCCTGGTTCTGGCTTGTTCTACCATTTGAGAAGAAGGATAAGCCAGTTGATGAGACGCTTAACAATCCTGATGTAGCATTACAGCCTCAACATCAACATCAACATCAACATCAACATCAACATCAGTTCCATCCTCAACATCAAGAGCAGCAACAGCAGCAACAACAACAGTACTACACAGATCAGCAGCAGCAGTTCCATCCTCAACATCAAGAGCAGCATCAGCAGTTCCATCCTCAACATCAAGAGCAGCATCAGCAGTTCCATCCTCAACATCAAGAGCAGCATCAGCAGCAGTACTACCAGCAGCAACAACAACAGTACTACACAGATCAGCAGCAGCATCAGATGGTTCAATTCCAAGTGATGACTCCACAGGGACCAATGCTTCAGTGGGGATTTCCTATGATGAATATGTATTCTCAAGAATTCGAAACATCCTCTCCTGTAAAGCGAGCATCCAAACATCGCAACAAACCTCGTATGAGAATCAATATCCCCCAAAGCGTTTCAATTCAACCTCAAGGTGAGGTTGAGGAGGGTGAGATCGTCTCAGAGTATGATGATCATTATGATATGTAAAGAAAGTAAGTAATCATTTGTTTTAAAGTAAAGTAAAGTAAAGAAAAGTAAAGTAAAGAAAAGTAAAGTAAAGTAAAGTAAAGTAAAGAAAAGTAAAGTAAAGTAAAGTAAAGTAAAGTAAAGTAAAGTAAAGTAAAGTAAAGTAAAGTAAAGTAAAGTAAAGTATAGTACAGAAAAGTAAAAAGTAAAAAAAAGAAAAGGGAAACCTTTTTTTTGTTAGAATAAAAGAATATTTAATTATTAATAACAAGACTAACAAAACGAGACATATTAACGCCAATCTACAATAATCAAACGATGAATGGTTACATTATCATGTATGTCATACACCTCTTTATTTTTAAAATAAACATTAGAATCAACAAATATTTTTTTTAATTCTTTTATAATAATTTCAAATGCATATTTCCAAGCCAAATTATAATCTATATTTTGATTACGCTGTATACAATATTCTCTTGTATTTTGTTCAGCAGTAAGATCATATATAACTTTTGTTTTCTTTTCTCGAATTTTTTTCCAAACTTGTGTTTCAATTAATTTATCAGTTATAACACGTGTTACAAGACGTCTCACAAAATCAATTACTTCACACTCGGAGTTCATTAATTCATGAGTATATTCAATCATATTTAATGATATAATAATTATATTTTTATATCATTTATCTTTTTAGTATGTGTAGGCTTTAAACTACGGCTTTAAACTACGGCTTTAAACTACAGGGTAAGAAGCTTGCATAGCAATACCACATACACCAGGATCGTTTGTACTGTCACTTCTAGCAATCTTTATATAACCTTCATCTCCCCATGAAGGACCCCAGCTATTCTTAACAAGCCAATACTCAGATCCAGATTCCTCACCATATCCGACAATAAGAACACCATGATCAAGATTAGTTCCACAAGCATCGCCGGTTAAAACACCACTTGTGTAAAGTTGGAATGCCATAGTGTCAGCCTCAATCGCAATAGAAACAGGACCACGAGACACAGCCTCCTTTAAATCAACTTGATTGTTTTTTGTTACATCAGTACAAGATGAAATCTCAACTACTGTATCGCATTTTTGACAATCACCACCTTTGGCAGTATAAGGATAAGCACTTTCTAAACACATACCATTATCCATAGCATATTGGAAAGCATCATCCATAAGACCACCATTACACCCGTGGTTGCCATATGACTTTGAACAATCAACTAGTTGCTGCTCAGATAAGCTTACAAGTTCTCCATTAGAAATAGACCAAGCACCTTCCATCGCCCCAGTTGCGCTAAACGACCAACAAGATCCACATTGTCCTTGATCCTTTACAGGAGTCACTGCATTGTGTTCACGCCAGTCATATGATTCGGCAACAGAGGCAGAATTCGATTGAAATTTATCACACCCGGTAGAAAATGGTCCTCCTGTTCTAATACCGTTAAATGAAGAAAATTCTTCATTTGTTAAATCAGCAAAGGGTGTTACACCAAGTTGAAACGAATGACCCTTGGCATTCTCCTCAGTAATATATTCCATATTAAATCTGAAAATATCAAATCTCTTTTCTAATTGAGCGATTGTAGGATATGTTTTTTCATAATGGTTCATAAAGTTTTGGAAACCAATCCAATGGTGGTCTGTCTCATTAAAAGCGTTTACGGAAGCTAATGCAAGCATAGATACTACAGTAAAAAACATCATATTATAATATATAACAATATATAGTTTTTATATTGTTTTTATATTTTACTTCTGTTACTACATAAACTGAGAATTATTTATTTTGAAATACTATTTTGGTCTACTTTAATGGAGAAGGATAAATCGAACTTTTCTTTGAATTCTTCTTCTGTGTAAATAGGAATACCCTTTTTTCTAGCTGCTTCTACCTTTCCAGTATCTTCGTCTTTCGTTTTCACTATAACAGCAAATGTATTTTTACTTACAGCATTCGATTCTTTTACACCAAGTTGTTTCAATTCTTCGGACATTTCTTTATTTCTGAATCCAGTAATAATAATAGATTTGCCATATAGTGGATTACTAGTATCTTTTTCTACAGGTTGTGGAAGATTTGTAATTTTATCTTCCAGTTTGGCAACCTTGACAAAGTCCATAAATTTTGGAATATTTTTAACAAATCGCTCCGCTGTCTTTTTCTCCATTCCTTTAATAGATTTAATTAGAGCAATTTTATACTCGTCACTAGCCTCAGATGTCAATATATCAGGATATTCTTCCAGAATTGGTGCAATTTTCCTTTCTCCGAATCCTCTTCCAAATATGTTGGAAACCGCCATAATCGTAGATATTGACGATGTAGCAATTTTATCCTTTATGGAATTATACACCTTATCCGCCATTTTTTGTTTGAATCCATCTACTTTCAAAAAGTCTTCCGATGTCATTGCAATAATTTTCGGTAATGAATCATATCCAGCTTTTATAATTTTCTTCACATTACCACCTCCTAATCCTAATACTTCAAGACCTTTGAAGAACCCTACTATATTCTTTTCTCTCACCGTTTCATCTTGCTCAACATCTTCAAGAATAATATCCACATGTGTATCATTCCATTTATAAGCTACATCGGGCATCTTTGCCTTTTCAGCCGGCTCAATAACAGCCATAATATGCGGTATGACATCACCACTTCTTACTAATTTGACTAATGCCCCAATACCTAACTTATTTTCCTCCACAAACGCAGCATTAAATGCCGTCGCATATTCTATTTTAGCTCCACCTAATACAACCGGTTCTATTTGAATTCTTGGCTTTAAATAACCATCCTTACTCGGAGACCATAATACATTTAATACCTTTGCTTCCGCAACTTGATCCGATAGAACCATCTTAAACGCAAATCCATGATCTGGATTTTTATCAGTTCTGTCGTATTTCTTGTCATTTGATACAATGACACCATCAATCGTATATTCATAATTTTCACGCCAATCTACTAGAATTTCTGATAAAAGTTCATTATTTATCTCTGGTTTTACTTCATTAATAACCGTAACGACATCATGTGATTCTAAAAATTTCATCTGTTCACTCGGTTTTAAATGCGGTTTTACAACTTCATATGCGACAAAATCTATATCTTTAAATCTATCAACTCTATCAACGTCTATTTTTTTTTGATTTACCATACCAGCAACTAAGTTACGAGAATTGGCAAAGTCATCTTTGTATTTTTCCAAGAATGTACTCTTCTTCATAATAATTTCACCACGAATTGTAATATCATCATCTATTGGTAGTCGTAAATAGGGAATTAAATGACTAATATCTTGCCCTACAGAACCATTACCTCGTGTATATAACTTTTTCTCGCCATTTTCTGTTGAATAAAGACCACTAATCCCGTCTAATTTTGCGGATAGTACATAAGGCCCTGTATATTTTAGCTTCCATTTAGGTAAAGCATTTGTGTCGGGTTTAATTTTATCCATTGAAGGCATATTATATGGCAATTTTATTTTGTTTTTATCATTAATGGGTGCTCCTATTTGCTGTAGAACTTTATTTTTTGGATACTTTACTTCCATATATTCTTTAATAATGTCAAATTCATTGTCTGTCATTAAAGGATCTTCATTATAATATGCTTTTGACGATTCATCTAACATAGTCGCCAAATTTTTTTCCGATAAAAGTTTTAAGGCATCGATGCCGTTCTCTTTAAAGTTAGAAATGTGGTCCTTATAGTCTTCCTTTTTTGGTTGTTTAACCTTTAATGTTTTATTTTTACTCACTTTTTTCTCTGGTGTTTCTTTTTTCTCTGGTATAGCACCATCTAATAATTCTAATGATTTATAACCTTCTCTCTCCTTTGGTTCTTTATATTTCATACCTAAAAATTCAAATATAGATTCTTCTGTTGGAAATTCAATATCGATTTTATCTCCTTTTTTCCCTGAAACCATCTTGGATAATCCATGTTCATTTAATGTATAACCCAAGTCAAGAGCTCTTTGCCTCATAACCGTATTAAATGCTTTACTGCCGGTAAAATATAATGTAGCAAATGCATATTCGTCTGGTGATGTATAAAGGAAATCCAGTCTTCTTGCGATAGATGTGGATAATTCACCAATAGTGAGGCTTTTTGTTTTACCTCGTGTTAAAACTTCAATAACTACCTTTTCTGAGATTAGTTTATCTAAAAATTTGTTAAAAGCACCAATATTGTCTTGATCATTTGTAATAATAATATCAATATCTCCTGAATTTTGTGCTTCTCTTCTATAACTTCCAACAATGTCGTATTTACTACCCTCTGGTGTTACTTCTTTAAATATGGAATCGAATTTTTTCTTGAACTCCTCAATTTCATCTCTGGGTATGCGTTTATTCAATGGCTCAAAGTATTCTAATCCTATTTTTTGAGTATCATTTAATTTACTTTGGTGTTCTTTCAATTGATCAATCGTTGTAATACCATCCTCAATTAACAATTTGGCTTTTTTAGGTCCAACACCGTAAATTTTTGTAAACAAATTTAGTGGATTTTTTCGCTCACGCTCTAACACTTTAAGTGTACCTGTTTTTTGAATTTCTTCCATTTTTTCCATTATTGTTTTTCCAATGCCTGGTTTTCCTTCTAATTGACTCACGTTTGTTATATCTTCTGGAAATGCCATTATTGTTTCAGATGCCTTTTTATATGCTCTAGATTTAAATGGTTCTCCTTGTCTAACCATTATATCTGCTAGTTCTTCCATAATATCAATGAGTGATTTGTTCATTATTTTATCTTTTGATTTAGACTTTAAGTCTATTTTTATAGTTTCCTCACTTTGTTCTGGACTTTTTGATTTCAATTTTTCTAGTATTATAGGGGATTTTGACTTGGATTTTGACTTGGATTTCGACTTGGATTTCGACTTGGATTTCGGTGAAAAATGATCTACTATTTTCAATTTTTGCTTTTTTAAAGTCTTTTTTAGTGCCTTTTTGTTAGTGCCTTTTTTTAAACTCTCATTAGATTTGGATTTGGATTTAGACTTAGACTTGGATTTGGATCTTGATTCACCACTACTACAATACCCATATGTTTTTAATGTCCCTCTTTCTGATGTTGATGTCGCACAAATTTTCCCCTTTTCAGTATCTACACATTCATTGTAATCTTTCCATTGATATTTAAACGGAAATATACAATCACCTTCTTTTACCCTTTTATTCTTTTCTGTTTTCCCACTCTTATTTATATTTGTTCCAAGCATATATAAAATTTAAATATTTTATTCTAAAAGATTAAATAAAATATTTTCATAAATTATATGGATTCTTATTTACAAAATTATGGACAAACTAAAACGATTATTGATGGTAATATTATTGATGATGTCAAATGGAATGCTATTTATGATGGAGATGTCCTTGATTTAGAAGCAACACGAAATGAAGACTCTATATATGTTAAAATGGATACTGATGAAATCATGAAGTTATTAGAAGTACATCCTAATAATAAGACAATTGGTCATCGATTATCAAATGACTTACTAGGTGATATTCGTATTGAACCTATTATTATTGAAGAATTATCACATATTAGAGAGAGAAAACCTACACCCCACCCAAAAAAACATAAAAAGAGAAAAACTAAAAGAAAATCTAAAAGAAAATCTAAATCTAACTCTAACTCTAACTCTAACTCTAAAAGAAAATCTAACTCTAAAAGAAAATCTAGAACAATTACTCCGGATTATCTTAAAACTATTTATTAATAATTCTTTTTCATTATGTCTCTTATAATAAAATAATCTGTCTCTGAAAATGCTCTCGTCGAACGCCTATGTTTATAATTATCTTTTTGTTCGAATTCCATTGTTGACATATAATAAGAGGAGGCATATATCAAATTATGATTATCTATCTCATATATTGACTCTATAAACAATCTCTTTTTGTATATTTCTATTACTTTTTTTAGGAAATTGGTCATTTCTGTAAATTTTTCATCTTCAAAACAAAATACCAGCACTTGCGCACTTCGCTTTAATCGCCGTACTTCACCTTCACATTCTGAAAATTGAAAATGTCTTTCACAATTATTATTTTCCGCCAATTCGACCACACCATCTATTATTGATGTTACGTTCCTATGCTTTCGTAAGTCTAAGGACATCTCTATCTCATATCCCATATAATATAACTAAATATTTTATTTAATATCACTACATCCCCCTACAAGATGTAGTGATGTTTTAATACTGGTTTTATCACTACATATTAATTTATCAAGATTTATCACTATTTCATACGCTTTATATATTTTATTAAAAATTATATAATATATATAAATGTCTTTTACATCTGATTCATGGAAAAAAACTGGAGGTATTAATAGAACATCTAGCCATAATCTGGTTAGAATTCCAAAGGCTATTGAAGGTTCATTAAAAGTTTACGAGAATACAAACAGCAGCAATATAACAATTGACGGTAATTCTAAGCTACAAATTAATCAAGGTTATGATATAAATGGTAAGTGGGGAACAGAATATGGGACTTATAAAATTGGAGAAGACGTTTCATCTAATATTTATGACCCACATATGTTACTATATATGGCAACAGACCCTACAATAAAAAATGATTATGCTTATTTTATGAGCGAATCTGCGAATGGTAATACTGATAGAGGAAATTTAACATTAGTTGTTGGTGATAATTCTGATGCACATAATGATAAGTTTATTATTAGAGGCTATGATCAAGCTTCTAAAAAAAATACAGATATTGCCTATTTTAGCAGTCAAAATGGGGCAGTATTTAACAAAGTCGGGATTGGACTTAGTGCGCCTAGAAGTGGAGCAATATTGGATATTAGTGGAATAGCTTATGGAACATATCCTGCCATAAATGATCCTTCTTTTAATTTGCAATTGTCTACAATAGGATGGGTGAAAAATTATTTTACATCAATTGAAAGCGGACTTGCTATTTGGACATCAGATAATGGAAATGATATTTACGAGAATACGGGAAATGTTGCTTTACTAATAAATGGCGATGATACATCTTATGTAGATAATATATATGCTGCGACAGATAATCCTACTCCCAAGTTATATGTTGATGGTACTGCGTTTGTAACGCAAAATACTGGGATTAAAGGCAATTTATCTGTAGGTTATGATCAATCGTATAATAATATTACTAATGCGTTGGATGTGAGTGGTAATGTTGGTATTGGGAATAATGATGCAGACGGTGTTAGGAGTATTTTGTTGAGTGGTGGTAGTGAAACACCATCTTATATTAATAATGGTGCTAATTTCGGGATTGGGACGACTAATCCTGGTCAAGCATTGGATGTGAGTGGTAATGTTGTATGTAATGGTAATGTTGGTATTGGGACGACTAATCCTGGTCAAGCATTGGATGTGAGTGGTAATGTTGTATGTAATGGTAATGTTGGTATTGGAACGACTAGTCCTGGTCAAGCATTGGATGTGAGTGGTAATGTTGTATGTAATGGTAATGTTGTATGTAATGGTAATGTTGGGATTGGGACGAGTAGTCCCCAGCAAAAATTGGAAGTTCACGGTAATATTTTACTCGGGGCGAATGATGTAGATTCATTCATACACAGTGGCGGAAAGGGCGCATTTAGCGCGGACGGTGATCTGATATTAGTTGCTGATTCGAATGATATGACTGGTGCTGGTGCCGGTGATAGTGATTTAATATTTGGTTATGGTTCTAATGTTAATATGGATTCTGTTAGAAATACCTCTTTCCCTACTTCTTTTCCTAGGGTTGAAACTATGAGAATAAAATCGTCTAATAGTTGTGTCGGGATTGGGTTATCTAGTCCTACTGAAATATTAGATGTTAGTGGTAATATTAAAGCTTCCGGAAATATTGGGATTGGTGGTGCAGCACCTCACGATACAATCAAATTAGTAATCGGTGATAATGACACGGGGATTTCGCAGGCAGATGACGGAATATTAACTTTTTATTCGAATGGTAGTGAAAAAATGAGAATTCTCGCATACTCGGGAAACGTCGGGATTGGGACGACTAGTCCTGGTCAAAAGTTGGTTGTTAATGGTACGGCGCAAGCGACTTCTTTTAACGCAACTTCTGATGTTCGTCATAAAGAAAATATTTGTGATTTGGACCGGGCGCTCGAAAAGATTTGCGCTATTCGTGGTGTTAATTATACATTCAAAACCGACAAAGACAAAAATATGCACGCGGGTATTTTAGCACAAGAGGTTCAAGATATTATTCCCGAAGCAATATGTAAAACAAATGATGATATGTGGAGTGCCAATTATAACACATTAATCGGTTATTTGATTGAATCCGTGAAAACATTGAAGGCAGAAAATGATGAATATAAAAAAGAAAAAGAGGAACAAAATATAAAGATTGAAAAACAACAAACTCGTATTGAAACTTTAGAATCCAAAATGGATGCACTTTTGGCTCTGCCTTAAGACGAATCATTCAACAATTGATGGAAAAAATGGATATCAAATAAACGAATAATCTATTAATAATAGATTTTTAATAATAAAAATTTAAAAGGTTTATTTTTATTTTTATTATTATATATTAAATATAATGACTGATAATAATTTTACTATTAACGGGATTCCTGTTTGCGGCACTACATTCAATTTCTACGCCGCTGATGGTAACCGAACCTATAGTAACTATATGTTGTCTCATGGATCCACTCTTGGAAATTTTATGGATTCCATGGCACGTTGGATAAGGTTGCCATTCCCTATAAAAGTGTATGCTTTATCATTCACAACAGATACAGACCCCGATCAATCACCTTTTAATATTGCTTTTACTGTCCGGAAGGATACAGGTGACACGTATGATGGCTCGAACGGTACGGGTGTGGTTACGGGTAGTACTGAAACAATATCAAATGCTGATACTGCTCATCACCAGTATTGTATATTCTCTTCTGAGCCTACATTTGTCAAAGGCGACTCTATAGGATTGATGGTGAGTAGCAACATAGGGATTGGATGTGAATTCACTGTAAAATTGTGGTGTTATCAAATTTAGTAAAACCAGTAACACAACAATACAACAATACAACAATACAACAATACATATATATGCAATAAATATATATATATTTATTTTATCATAAGTAACCAAAATTATTAAGATGTATAATAATATTATTTCTTATTTGCTGTGTAAATGCTTGAATATTTTGAATAGTAATTGTATTATCCATTTTATTTTATTTTATTTTATTTTATTTTATTTTACACCCTTGAAGATTTATTATTTTTATTTCAAATTTTTATAAAAAATAATCGGTGTTTGAAATGTGAAAAGGTGTAAAAACATGGTTTGGTTTATATGTATTTATATCGAAAATATATTTATATTATTTAAAAATTGATATTGATTTAATAATAATTGTTTGTATTATTATTAAATATAGAGAATGGAATTCATTGACACAAATACTGTACCACCTACTTATTTGGCCGAATTAAATCCACATGAACGAGATAGTCGCATCGTCTTTGATGAAGGTCCTCACATTTACTACATTGATGGTTCTTCTACTGGTTATGTGTCTGTAACAACATTTAATCATGCTAATTTTGAACAATTTAATGCTGACGCGATTATTAGTGGTATGATGAAATCGAAGAATTGGCCGCAAAGCAAATATTATGGGCAAACTGCTGACGAAATTAAGGCTGGATGGGATAAGAATTGTAATGAAGCTGCTAATGCTGGAACCAAAATGCACTACGATATTGAGTGCTATTACAATGAAGTTTCTGTTGAAAATGAGTCTATCGAATACCAATATTTCAAGAATTTCTTGGCGGATTATTCGGATTTGAAACCATATAGAACTGAGTGGACTGTCTTTAATGAAGATATTAAACTTTCCGGTTCAATTGATATGGTGTTTGAAAAGGACGATGGACATCTGCTTATTTATGACTGGAAAAGGTGTAAGGAGATTGTGAAGACGAATGGATTTGGGAAATGGGGACAAAAAGAATGTATAGAGCATCTACCAGATACTAATTATTGGCATTATTGTTTGCAGTTGAATACGTATAAACGGATTTTGGAAGATAAATATGGGAAAATTGTGGATGAAATGTATTTAGTATGCTTACATCCAGAAAATAAAAATAAGGATTATCAACGTATCAAGGTAGTTGACTTACAAACAGAAGTGTCTGAATTGTTTGATTTGAGAAGAAAAGAAATTGCGAACAAAGCTTAAAAATATAAACTCACATTAACTCATATAAAATCATATGTCTATCAACTATGTATTAAATAATAATTTGATAAATAATAATTTGATTATATTTGGAACGTCTGCCGCTATTGTGTCTGTTTTTTTATATTATTATATGAAAAATACAAACAGTCAAATAGTGGTGAAAACGGAAGTGGTGAAAACGGAAGTGGTGAAAACGGAAGAACCTTATGAAAATAAATATTATGATAAATTTGATTTATTAGAAGTTGAAGAATTAGAAGAGGACTATGTAAAAGGTTTGAAAAATAATATACTATATGAATCCACTCCAAAAGGGAAAGTAATTATGTATTATGATCATGATAAAGAGTCTTTTATTTATTATTGCGATACAAAGGATATTTCATATTTATATTTGGAAACCGTTGCTAGAAAATATGCATTAACTTATAGTTGTAAAAAAATTGTGGTTGATATTAAAGCAGAATTAAAACGAGCAAAAGACATAAAAGCTGGAAATATTGTAGGTGGTGGTAAATCTGCAGATGGTGGTAAATCTGCAGATGGTGGTAAATCTGCAGGTGGTGGTAAATCTGCAGGTGGTGGTAAATCTGCAGATGGTGGTAAATCTGCAGATGGTGGTCTATTTGCTTCATTTAAAGAGTATAATAAAAAAAGTGGAGTACAAAATACGATGAATAAAAAGTTTGTATTACGACAAAATGCAAATAGATATTCGTACAAGGGTAAAATAAATACATTTAATTTTATAAAATCAGACGAATATAAAAGTGAAAACTGCGATAATAATTTGGATTACGGAACATTTAAGCGATTAATGGAAAAAAAAAATTAAAGATAGAATATATATGAATGAATTCTTAGATATTCCTAATCCAGAAAATAAAATAAATGGTGTATTGGATATTGCTATTGAAAATAGAGAGAATAAGGTGAAAAAAATAGAGCAAGAAATAGAATCGGTAAAGGAACAAAAAGGATCCGGTGTATATTATACAGAAATGTCTGACAAAGACGAATCGTCCATCGAAACCTTTGGATGGGCATTTGTAACAATTATAGGTGATATATTAAGCGGGTTTAGTGACGCTGCAAAAAAGATAAAATGGAAAGCGGATGCTATTCGCGGGGACAGTAATGCTAAGGTTATATCAGAGCAGGCAGATAAATTGGGTAAGATTGTCGGTAAAGTTCAAGAAAAGACTAGCGAATTGGTTGAAAAAGTAGATGGTTTATATAAAGGTGGCGCCAACCCTTTATCTGAGACGACAGACGATGAGACGACAGATGATAATACATCTTCTTTAGGAAATGAAAATAGACAAGAAGACGATTCTTTAACGACATTGTCCTTGGTTGACAGTGCTAAAAGTATTGGTTCAGAGACTGCCTCTCATATAAAAGACATCGGAATTGCTTCTGTAAAAACCGGAATTCAATGGTCTGCAGACTTCATAAATGATATGATAGAAATGGGGATGGAATTGACAGGTAAAGCGAAAATATTGGATACACCTGTTGATGAATTAAGTCCAGAATTAAACAAGAACATATTATTATTGGCTGGATTATTGAAGGAAGTCTCGGAAAATCCTGCTACTCGTGAAGCTGTAAAAGAAATAGCACAAGCCATTGCTATTACTATAATAGAGATATTAGATGAGATAAGACCTGCCGTAAATGAAGTAACCGACAAAACGTTAGAGATGTTAGATGAAGTTAGTATGAAATCTGTTAGAGGAGCTACTGCGACTGGAATATCAGTTGCACAAGCATTTATAGCAGAGATTCCTTGGGTAGGTGGTATAATAGATATGATGCTTGCTATAGGGAAAGGATTTAATGTATTGATGGAAGCATTTCAAATTATTGTAGATAAAGGTGGTCCTATAGGTATTAAGGGTATTCAAACAGCTGTAGATACTAAACAAACTGTAGAAAGGGGTGTAGATCGAATTGAAAGTGCGGCCAGTAGTGCAATGGACGCGATAAAACTGGATACAACACAAGAATCACAACAACAAGGTGGATTATATATACCAAATAAACAATTAAATTCTAAAATACATCGTGGAGGTAAACGTTTAAGAAAAACAATGAAAATATTTTCATCTACTTTGCCTATGTTGAAATTCTCATGTAAAATACAGAAACGAGGGAGAAAAAGTGGAAAAAGTAGGAAGATTATCAAAACAAATATTAGGAAAAGTAATAGGAAAAAAAGAAATTAATAAGGGTATTTGGTCTTTATTTGGTCTTTATTTGGTCTTTATTTGGTCTTTATTTGGTCTTTATTTGGTCTTTATTTGGTCTTTATTTGGGCAACTTTCATTCCATTTAATGAAACCAACACTCTTGACAATATTAAATGACGTCCCCAAATGATCTTTCGCTATTTCTAGAGTTTTTCTTTCTTGGTCGTTTAATGACGATATATATTGTTCAATTAATTTGGTGTCCATTATTATTATATTGAACTCATTTCATATATTTAAATGAGTTCAATTTTATTATTTTATTTTATTTTATTTTATTTTATATTATTAATATTAATATTGAATAGCGCAAATTAATTCTCCCCACATTTTTACTTTTGCCTTTTGTAGAATTTTTGTTATACTCGTATCTATCATATATCCATTATTCAATAAATACTCAAATAATTCTGGCAAATCATCTATACACATTAATTCTTGACTATTGTTTATGTTTGTTATTCCTATTACACATTTTGGTCTAGGACATGTATTCGAAGTTACATCAAATGGTGATAATTTATTCAATGTTACATTTTTTACAATTGAAGCCAATGGTCCAGATGGCATTTTATTTAACATTAGTATATTACGATATTCTTGTTTAATAGAATCATAATACGGTATACTACTTAATGAATAGATTAACATTACTTTATCATTAGCAAATAAAATTGAAGTAATGTAATTACTTATTTTTTTTTTCATAAACTAATAATCATGGCGGCTGCTATTACTGAAAATACTATTTTCCGATTTAAATTTACACCCGAATTTACCGACGATTTATTGTCTTTCTCTAAACTTCATCAGTTTGACGATAGAGTCACCTATAAGGAGGCTTGGACTATATGGGTTCGAAATAACGATGATCTTATTGAGTCTGAATGTAGACGAATGAAACAAATTGGATATGAAGGAAATGTTCTAGATAAAATGTATAAAAGTGGACGGTATTATTTTCGCAAAAAGACCACACAAGAACCTAAAAAAAGAAGAAAATATGTTTCTATTGACAAAGATGTCATTGAAGCAATGGACAATCATATTCTAAATAATTATTGGACACCTTTATTTAAGCCATCGTCCTCACATGAGGTATTCTGTAATGAATATGTAGACCTAATTCAAGATGAATTCACACGACTAGTCGACGAACAATTAACAAAGGATGATATTGTTAATAAAATTAAGAAAACATATAAGAATAGATATTTCCTATTTGCTCAACACAATCAAACTCGTAATAGGGATGACAATTCAATTATGTCGGATATTACGGAAGATTAATGATATTTAATTCACGAATAATATAAATGACATTATTTATAAAAAATACATTATCCACAAATAATCATATAGCCATATCAAATAAAATTAAGAGCATTCCTCTTTTTTTATCGTATTTCTTTCCAATTATTGACTTTAAAAATTTAGATGAAAATTATAATGTATTGGAAGATTCAGTTTCTAATTCAATACAGAGAGAAATTAAATATAAATTAATTCAATTCCCTAATAATGATTTTACAGATTTTAATTTTAATAATCATTTCTCAAAATCTCTCTATCAAGTGTTTCTAGGATGTTTAACACTTCACGAATATAATATTTCATACACAGTAAATGATGATTCGTTTGTTATGATTAATGATGACCATTCACCACTACTACATAATTTTTCTAATTCTTTTTATTTTCCAGTTATTAGATACAGTAATTTACGATCCTATTTCTCTCTATCACTACTACAAAATCCATATATACCCATTGATATTTTTGTTATAACTTATATCATTCATAACAATATTACTATATTCGATAATAGATGTTTGCTTTCCATTTCTGAATTATTTTTTGATGATAGAGAGAAAATAAATAAAAATACAATTATTATGAATTTATCCTATTTTTTGAATTATCCAATAGAACAAATTATAAAATATCTACTTCAGTTCAAGTTTACGTGGACCTATTATTCTTTATCACAATATTTCATAGTACATTATTCTGAACAATTAAGACAAGAAGGACTTTATGATATTCTCTCCGAATATGTCAATTTCACATTTAAAGAGAGAGACGTGAATTTAATTGATAATATTCATGAGAAGATATTTGTTATATGATTTTTGGATATTTTGAATATATGAATTAAAATATTATTATTCATATACTTATTTATTGTGGGTCCAGAAGAGAGAAAGCATGCGCATGACCGGCAGCACTACCACCCTTCTTACTGCTTTTCTTGCTCTTTCTAGAACGTCCCTTCTTGCCACCTTTTTTGGCAGTCTTCTTACCACCCTTCTTGCCTTTCTTATGTGTCTTAGCGACAGCTGAAGTACCAGATTTCTTGTAAGTTTTACCGGCTTGCTTTAAAACATCCTTTAACATTACAGTTTTTCCACTAGATTTGGCTTTCATTAAAGCCATTGTCTTCTTAACGTGTTCTCTCCAAGAATTAGTCTTAGTAGCTACCATGATAGATTATATAATTTACTTATATAATAAAAAAATTGAATTTTTTTATTGAATTTTTATTGAATACTATTTATTAGAAATTACAAACAAATACTATTCAATATCAAACATATACAATATGTCTAAACTTGTTTTAACGCGATTCTTATATTTATTTGATGAAGTATGCATTTCATTTATGACATCTGTATTGAAAAAAGAATCTCTTGATGAATGCTATTTTTGGATTTCCGAATTGTATTTATCTGGACTTCACGATCAATCTTGGGAATTCATTTGGTTCGTATATTATGACTTCTATTATGTGAAAAATCCATCATTAGAAAATTATATTTCTAAAAAACATTCTAACGGTGATTTAAAAAGCCTCATGTCAGTCGTTAAAAATTTCTTTAAAATTCAGTCGTCATCTGAAGTATTCATTAATAGACAATATAATATGAATATTAAAGAAATTACACATATTTTTAGAGGGAAAAAGCCTAATTGGCTTGCAAAACACCCATCTAAATACCACGCAATACTTCGATTCATAGATAAAAAACTATACCACTTTGCCATTTCATCTCTTCCAGAAACCATTACAGATGAACTATTTCAAACTATAAAAACATATTTTAATATTCCTGATGAACGATTCAAACTACTTATTGACACATTTCATACAAGCAATAATAAATATGATAATAAATTTCATAAATTATGGGCATTAATATCCTTGTTAATATTTAACCCAGACTATCATCTTTCAAAAAAGAAAATATATATGGGTTCTAATGAATCTGAATTTAATGAAATTATGAAACATAACGAACCAGTACCTCCTTCATTGAATAATAACAATCAAATATATAAAACACTTGCATATAAACGTACATATGCCATTCATCCAATGTGTTCCTCTTTTAATTTGTTACGAGATTCTTCTGAAAATATCAATGACGAACTTTGGTATCATTGGGAATATCACGCATATTTGGCACCCATCTGGTTTGAAAGATTTAATAGATATAAAATTATTGTAGATTCTGAAAAGAAGCAGATACAATTTAACGACGATGATGAGTTGGAAGAATTCTATAGCCAATATGGTTATGATCCAGATGAACAGTCTACGGAAACTCAAAAAAAGGCATTGTCTCTTATGACGGATATTAACTGGAAAGACTGGTATGAAAATATATTCCAAGACAAAGACAAAGATAAATCATTATATAATTATAAAGATGAATTTAAATTCTCTTATTAAAAAATCTCTTATTAAAAAATCTCTTATTAAAAAAATTGAAGATTAATAATATATATTAAAATATATATATATTATTAGCAAAATGGTCAAGAATCAAAAAGGTGGTAATAAAGGAAAAAAAATGGGGCGTAAGTTCATTACAGCTCCAGTCGATAAAAGAATTCGTCTTGCAGAAGAAGAAGGCGAGATTTATGGGGTAGTTACTAAGTTACTTGGTAATGGTATGTTTTATGTCAATGACCCCGATGGTAAAGAACGGTTAGTTGTTATGAGAAATAAATTTCGTGGTAGAAGTAAACGTGATAATTCAGTTGCTAAAGGTGGTTGGGTTTTGATTGGAGTACGAGAGTTTGAATCATGTCTCAAACCTAAGCACGATTTACTTGAGGTATATAATGACACAGAAAAACTTAAGATGGAGAATTCGGGTAATCCGATCTTTGCAAACTTAAGGTCGGAACACGACAATAAAAAAAATGATGATAACCCAACTGGATTTATAATAGACAACAATGTACAGGAATCAAATTCATTAGATGAACAACTTGAAAATATGGTTAGTTCTGTAGAAAAGGTAGATACTATTAATATGAATACAGGAGATGATAATGACGATGTTGATGCTATTATTGATGAAATTTAGATTAGATTAGATTAGATTATTGATTGACCAGAAATATCTTTCGGACTATTTACGATTATATGATTTAAATCGTCTTCTCCTCCATCCGATATAATTACATTATTATTATTTATATACGAATGAGGTATGGTGTTGTGTATTTGATTTCTTCCAAATGGATGTGATATAGAATTTAATATATTTAATGAATTTAAAAAAGAATTTCTAGAATCCTGAATATTTGGAGTTTCAACATAATCCTCATTTTTTATTTCTATACTATCTAATTTTAACCTACACATGGGACATTCTGCTCGCTGATTTTCTAACCATTCATCAATTGATTCTGGATTAAATCCGTGTTTACAAGGTAATATTGTAACTTTTTGTCTTGTTTTAAATTTTTCTTGTGTTATTGGACAATGATCGTTTTTACATACACCAACTCTGTATTGTATAGTTTTCAACGTCTTTTTACCAACATCTGATAATACTTGTTTGTATTTACTACCTTCGTTAAAACTATCATTTATTATTCCATTTACTGGATGATAATTATATTGATCTTGTATGAGAACATTAGAGAGAAGACTTCTTTCTAATAATCTATCAAAATAACTATCTAATGTTGGTGTATTTGTATCTGTATCTGTATCTGTATCTGTATCTGTATCTGTATCTGTATATAAAATTGTCATTGTATTTATTCCTATGTATTGCGATGGTTCATACAAAAAAGTATTTGAACTTATATCATTAAATATATTCATATTTAATATCTATATGAATATATTTTTAAACGAATCATGATAAACAATTAAACAATTAATTTCTCTAATTCTATATATCTAACTTTGTCAAGAGTTTTCATTAACATGTTCCAAGGTGTAACTGTATGAAGACCAATAATACCACGTTCTGTGAAAATATTTAGTAAATGAGGACTAAAACCAGACATCATTGAGTAACCATCTCTATAAGATAATTCAGGAAATCCGTCTGTAGAACGAAGATTCCAAAACAGAATATGTGGTACTTTATAAGGTGTTCCACATACTTTAATTCCTGCATTTTTAAACTTCATTTCTAGTATTTCTCGCACAATACCATTACCATATGTACTGTCTTTTTGAGCTTGATCGAATTGCATATCCGAAAATATAGCCAATATAAGATTATCTACTTCTTCTGCCGGAACTTTTCCAGCCACTAGACCATCAAGAATCATATCCATTGCCTTGTGGAAATTTGTATTCATACCCCATGGAATTTGTATAACAGCATTAACCATTTCACAAAAGGTTTCTGTATCTTCCAAATTAATCCACTCCGGATTAGCAGTAAATGATAATATACGCTTTCCTAGTTTTGATTTCTCTGCTACACGACACCCAAGACCTATGGCAGAATATAATGGATTACTATTATCTTGTTCCATTGACCCAGATATATCTACCATTGCAATAATATTCGCAAGATCACTTGTTCCTTTACTGTTATTCTTCCATGCTTCATTGATAATAAATTTTTCTTCATCGCTATCCGAATGTATCGCTTGTTTTACAAAATCTACCATACTTATATTTGAACCTTTCATCTCTTTTGTCCCTTGTTTTACATCTTCCATATATTGTAACAAATTATTATGACATATTACTCTATCTGTACTTGTATTAGAATTACTATTTAAAAATGCTTTCTTTTGTTTCATCATTGTAATACTAGTTACTTTGTCAAAATTAATATTTTTCCACATTTTTCCACACTGTTTAACTTGTGTTGTATCAATATACTTATTCACAGAACTTACCAACTTTCTATAATGAGTTCTTGCCTTATCTGATGCTGCCTTAGTCCAACCATTTTTCCCATATGATGAGAAATAGTTCTGTGCTAATGTACAATTAATCCAGCCAAATTTTTTACTTTTCTCACGAGGAATCCATTTTGCTACTAGAGAACAATTTTCATTATTATCCATACTGTTCTTATCTATCTGTAGCTGAGTATTTATCACATTGACTAATTCTGTTGGAATGTCATTTAATTCGTTGAATAAATATTTCATATCTTTCCAACTTCCCATCGAACTTCCCATCTTTTCAAAACCAACCAAAAATTTCATAAAATTTACACATAATTCCCGATTATTAACAATAAGCTCCTTTATGATACAAAATGTTAGAGCATATTCTCCTTTACCTTCTTCAATATCTCGAGTATGTCCTAGTAGTTTAATTAGTACCTTCTTTTCATCAGAAGTTGCCTTCTCAAAACACTCTCTAAATTTAATAGCTAGACCCTTTTTTATAGTTGTATCTGATGTTCTCACCATTTGAAAACTTAGTTGCAATATCTTTTCTTGTTGAACAGCTGACCATTTATATTCAATGTGGTTATTTTCACCATATTGAATAGAATTATTTGTGTCTAATGCTGATACTAGAGCTGCCATTTGGATATTAGTAGTTATTATTAACGTGAATTCTTTATATTAATTAAATATATAGTAAATATATAGTAAATATATATTTACTGTGGTTTTCGTCTCGTCTTACCTTTTACTAAATTAAATCTAACACGCTTTGTACTATTGACTTTTTTTTTATCATCCTCGTTAAATAAAATAAATAATGTGTTTATATTCTGTAAACAGTTAATTGAAGACCCTAATCCATAATCATCTATATTTTTTATATTCGTCATAAAATTATAATTCTCATCATTTCTTAAAAAGTTTTTCAATTCTTCATGCTTTAAAGTTAAATTGTATACCAAAATAGATATTAATTTATATTTTATTTTATCCAATTTCTCATTATCCTTTATTAATTTTATTAATTCCTCCTTTTTTATTTTATTTGGTGTGCTTAATTTAATCGTTTTTTCGCTTATCTTTTCTAATTCGTTTCGCTTATTTACATATAATAAATTTATTTTTATGTTAGTATTTTCTTCTGGAAAAAACATTTCATATTGCTTATCTTCTTCTTCAAAATCATCTATCCAACTCTCGTCAAATATTTCAATATTATCTTCCATTAATAATTTTCTATATTTATTCATTATTATTCAAACTAATTATTCAAACTAATTATTCATCATAATCATCTTCTAAATCATCTTCATTTACAATTTCATTATTTCCGTATTTTTCATCGAAATCTCTACAATATTCTTCATATTCTTCTGCCTCTATTTCAGCAATTGCAAAGCCATCTAATTCACCAGTTTCATAATAATAACGATTAGATTCTTCTCTTCTTTGCTCATGAAGATTACATATTCTTCTAAAACTGTCGTTCCAATTACTATTGGCTTCATAATTATTCATTGCCTCCAATTCAGTAGATGTAAATGTTTCTTCCCAACTATCATACCATTGAAGTCCATTTCTACTATATTCTGTTTTATTATAAGGAATAATAACTGATGAAGCATGATTATTCTCATAATTTCTTAAATATAATTTAGTATCCTCTGTCATTTTATTTGACCTTACAAACATTGGACCTGTCCAGTTTGGACCATCCCAATAGTTTGGATCGTTTAGATTTATTACATTGCTTTTTTCTGCTTTTCGCATGTTTATTCTTTTAATCCATTCTGATTCTTTTGGTACTGCTTCTCTTGCTGCTTGTTCTCTTGCTGCTTGTTCTCTTGCTGCTTGTTCTCTTGCTGCTTGTTCTACTTCTGCTTCTACTAGTACTTCTGCTTTTTCTGATTCTCGTTTATTCCTATTTTTTCTTCTATTAGAATTATTAGTCTTATTACTATTTTTCTGTTCATCAGTTGATGATGAAAAGCTATTTCCTTTTAAAGCGTCAAATCTTCCCATTATCTTTCAATATACTTCCTTGATTACTGGTGTTATAATTATATTAATAATAAAGGCTTATATTGTTTTAAAAATATTTATATTAGTTTTACAATTATTTATATATACAATTGTTTTGTTTCATTGTCTAGATACACATTCTTACTTATTGAACGAATTATTTTACCTGTTTCCTTTTCATCACTTTCTATTTGAGTCATGGAATTGAATACTAGATTTGTCATCTTTGATTGTAAATTTTCATCTGTTTGCCATCCTGGATTTACATCCTTCCATTTAATTATCATTGTTCTCTGTTTCAAAGAAAGTGCCCTTATCCCCTTCAATATATGTAGTAGCTCGTTGTCCTTTTCCCAATTATCATTCTCCTTGATGTATAATGTCTTTCTTGATGCATCCGTACAATGTATGGGTCTCTCTAGAATATCCAGATCATTCAGACCATTCAACATCATATTTGTTATTGTTTTTGTTAATCCATTCTCTATAGTACTATCATATGTTTCACTTGTTATAGGCAACGATTGTATAAAGTCCGTTAGATTCATAGCGTTCTTACAAT